TAGATTCGGAGGATGCCCTTTATACGACATCCCCCATAGCTCTAATAACTATTAAACCTTATTTATTCGGTTTATATTGAAACACTAACTGTTGGGTCTACGTAAACTAAATAGACTTTCATAGCACCGTCAGTTGAAACTGCTCCCCAATCACTACCACCTGTAGCTGTTAAGGTAATTGATGTAGCTGCACTACAAAATTGAACACCTTGTGGTACTCCACCATCAATATTTCCTGCTGCTAATATAGAAGGATCAGAAGATGCATTAAATCTATCTGCATCAGAACCATCTCCTATTTGCAATGCACAACTAGTATCTCCTGAAAAAGCTCCAGTTACATCTATAAATGAATATAATACAACAGAACCCACAGGCATAGTAGATCCAGTAGCAAATGTACCAACAGCTCCACCCCCATCTGTAAAATCACTAAAAGTTGCATTTATTTCAAGTAGTTTAACATTAGTATTTTCATAAGAATTGCTATTTACGTTCAATCTATCACTTCTCATATTAAGCCTCCAAATTGATTAGTGCATGACTTTCAGGAATACTTACTTCAAGACCTGCTTCTGTTAGAATCATATCTTTTCGTAAATCTTCATCAGCTTGTTGCACGTTAGTTGTTATTGAAGTGTCTCTATTAACACCATTGCCTACAAGAGGTCTATAGGATACATGATTAAGATCAACAAAACACATATGACCTGAAGCATTATTCCTAAATAATGGTTCTTTAATCAAAGTACAATCACCATGAACAGTTTCAATCTTCATAACTTTATGCCCAAAAGCACCTTGAGATGCCTCAAAGTTATATTGAGATAACTGAGCAGTTAAACTTCCTTCTGCAAATCCTGCAATTTTATTGAAATGTGTAATTACAGGTAATGAAGCTAAACATAACTTGCTTTGAGAACCACCTCTAGCAGGATCATACATAGTTTCAAATGCTGTTAATAAACCATCATAAGTTAATTCACTAGCAGCCATTGTACTTAAATATGGAACACCTTCTGCATAAGCACCAATAGTTCCATCAGTTACTGTCCCATTTTTAAGTATATGACCTACGATACCATCAGAATATTGGATTCCACCTTGTGAACCTCTCATACCAAAAAGCATTGCTCTTTCAATATCAACTTTATGTTCTCTTAATTTAAGATTCCAAATTCGTTGCCATTCATCAGCATAACCACGATAAACTGTTGCTCTAGCTGTATTGCTCATTTCACAAGCTGTTTTAAAGATTTGAGTATACCCATAATCATTATCTAAGTCTTGTGACCATACATCAGGAGCACCACTTCCTTGTTCATATGATGTACCAATTACTACTGCTTCGCCTTCATCATCCAATGTTACAGCAGCATCACCTGTTGTTTCTACTGTAGTTACATTAATAGTAGTATCATTAGCATTATGTGTAACACTTTCAATTCTAGCAATTCCTTGTGTTATAGCTTCAGTATCAGCACCTGAATTTACATTTTGTGCAAATTGAACTACCATACCTTTAATTAGCCATTTTACTTGGTTATCAGTACCACTTCCACCTTTAGATTTTTCTATAGTTATGTTCGCACTACCACCTGCATCAGGTAGTGATTGTGCACCATCTATAAAAAAACTTCTATCAGTAATATGAACCTTAGTTCTATCTTCCAAAAATCTGAATTGACTATCAGATGTTGGAACTTTTCCAACTTTCGACAAATATACAAAAAATGGAGACTCATCTGGAGCTAAATCAGCGATTCTATCGCTAAAATCATACAGTCTTCTAGAGTGAAAACCACTACTAGCTGTTCCAGGAGTTCCACTTTGTACTTGTCCTTGGTTAAAAGTACCCATTTACTTCTCCTTTATTTTAAGACATTTGTTCTACCTCCAGCACTAACAATCCCATCCCACATAGAATCAATATCATCCTTTACTTGTGGTCGCTCACCTTGAAGTACACCACCACTTTGAGGAATTTGTTGAGTTTGTCTAACTTGGTCTAATGGATTATTCTCTGTAGCTGGAGTTTCTCTTACAGCTCGCCACATTTTGATAACATTGTCAACTCCAAGTTCATTAGCAGGTGTTCCAGCAAATTCTATAAAATCATTCATAGAATTTTCATCAAGACCTCTAGCTTGTAAGTCAGCTTTAAGCTGATTCATAGCAGTGCTTTTTTGTACACCTTGCATTTGCTTACCAACTTGTTGATTAACAATATCACCTATCTCCTGCATTCTAAAAGCATATGATTTAGATTTAGGGTCATTATAAGCTTCCCAAGGGTCAAATTCATCTTTTTCTAATTCTACTCTATTGTTTTGTGGTGCTTGTGCACCATTTCCACTAACAGTATTAGCAATAGCATTTTGAATATCAGGTCTCGATTCAATGAGCTTACCAATTTTCTCATACTTTTCAAGATTTTTGATTTTCTCAGTCTTCTTGTCATTTTCTGATTGAAAATACTTAGCTGACTTTTCCCAATCTTTTTCCCCTTGTTTTTCTTGTTGTTCTTCATTTAAGGGTTCACGAATTTCTTCATTTCCTACCATGATTTCTCCTATTTTTCTTTGTTTTGCAATTTCTCGTTACTTTCACGAGTTTGACTACGGATTCGTAATTTCTCTTGTTCGAGTTTAACTGCGTTGCTTAGCTTATCAACACTTAATTGATTTTTAGATTTTGTACCTAATTCATTATCTTTAAGTCTACCCTTAAATTTCTCAACTTCGGCACGTTGCTTAGAAGAAACAGTTTCTCTACGAGCTGTTTGAAGATCACCTGATAAGTCTTTAATTTGCTCTTGTGCTCCCTTTAATTGGGATTGCAATTTAGCAATTTCATCCATACGTTGTAATACTCCTGATTTATCAAAAATCTCTGTTTTCTTCAATGCTTCTACTCTATCAATTAAACCTAATTTGTAAGCTTCCATGTATACTTGCCATTCTCCCCATTTATTTGAAGGCATTGTTGAGTTACCAATTACTCTGATATCAAACTGTCCAACATTAATGTCGTTTTGAATGGTTTGTAATTCTTGTGTCTTGTTATCATATAATTTTTTATTAATAGTATATTCATTAATATCGTTATTTGGTTGCACTATTCTAAATGTCTTTTTAAAATTATAGTGCGATTTTGATAAATTATATATAACTTGACCTAATCTTTTTAAACTTCCTTCTATATCTCTTAATTTACTTTTACTACGTCTTTGTCCAAAATCTTCCATCATCATTGTACCTGATGAAGTCCTAGGAGCAGCTTCAGTATTTCCTTGTTGCATTTCAAATATACCCATATTCAAATCAATATAATGCTCAATTAATTTAGGTAATTGCATTATTGAAGATGATAATGGTTGTGGTGAAGGAAAGTGAGGTTCACCAAAAGATGCATCATATTCTATTGTAGCATTAGGATTTGCCCAATCTTGTTCTAATTGTTCTATATCAGCAACCGATCCCTGTGGTATAAGCAGTTTTAAACCTGCCGATGATTGTGCATGAGAAGTCATAAGTGATAACAACTTATTGATGAACCTTTGCATATCCTTCCCTTTTCGTACATCACTCATAGGATACGGAGTATTAGTCCATATATTTGGAACAGGTATTATAGGATATCTATCAGTATCTAATATTCTTTCAAATAAAACAATTTGCCCTACAGTACATGTCATTTTTATTCTATTTTGCATTACTTCTGCAAAGTCAAATCTTCCTTTTTCAAATAATGGTTTTAATTCTTCATTATTTATAAAGTTTTGAAATTTTTCGCTATCAAATATTTGTTCTTGATTTGTAGATTTATCTAAAATTCTATAGTATGGAACTTTAATTTTTGTAAAATGTTCAATAAGCCTATATTTATCTACATCCCAATCTAAATCTTTTACTACATCAGGAGTAAATGACCCTTTAGTTCTTTTGTTTAATGGACTTGGATAATCTTCATCTTCTAATCCCATACCATTGACTATGTCAATTAATAACTTTTCAGTATTTTCTCCAGCAGGTTCGTTTAATTGTGGGTATAAATTTAACAATTGATCTTTTGTAAGTATAGTAGATAAGCATATTCCTGATGCATCATCAAACCATTTGTTCCTAGCATTAGGATCAACAGCTACTCTAAATGGATCAATATAATTAAACTTAACTTCACCTCTTCCATAATCAGCTTCAGTATCTATATATGCATAAAAATAACCTAAACCTGTAATAGCATAATCATGAACCACTTGTTTAAAAACTTCATTACCATCAGATATATCCCAAATATATTCAAGTATAACTTTCCATACTTGAGCCATTTTAGTATCCGAATCTTCTCTTCCAACAGCAGAAAACTTAGGAGGTTTTGATGTTATAATCGCTTTAAATTGTTCAATCGCAGAGTATAACCTATCTATTGTTAAATTGGATTGGTTTCTTGATTCTAATTGATCTACTTCAGTTTCAGAGAAGTGATTTCCTAAATAAAAATCAATATCTTCTCGTGCATGGTCATCCCATTCATCTCTAGCATCTGTCCATTTTTGCCAGATTTGTTGAATTTCGGTTGCTCTTTTATCTTCTGGGAAGTCAGTCATAGTAACTAATATATACTATTATTATAATAAATTGCAATATTTTTTATTAATATCTTGCACCAGTCATCCAATTATACCTTTTTTTAACAGCTCTTTTAGCTGTTTCAACTCCACGTTTAAATTGTTTTACTATATTTCCTCTAGTAAATTGACAAGCTAACCAAAATGCATCTATAGTATCATCATGACTACCTTTAGGAAAATCTAATAATTCACCTATAAATTCTTTATGTTTCTTTTTTAAATGTACTGCTCCTTGCTTGAACATTGGTTGTAATCCTTCGAACAATCTGTCTTTCTTCTTTTGACTTCCATAGTTTTTAATACCTTTTTCCACTCCAGGTAGAAAGAGTCCTTCATCTTTACTCCTCCGTTGCACATAGTCTCGTAACATTTCTTGATAAGTGATTGTTTCAATATTTATTCTCCTTATTGGTTCATATTGTTTAAAGAATGTAAATATCTTTTCTGCACATTCCATTGGCAATACTCTTTCTCTCCAATAGTCAATAACATAGTAATCATGTTTAGCAGTAACACCAATAACCATAATAACACTATAATCAGAATACTCAGTAATCGTAGAAGCAGGATCGACTCCCATAAATAAATTAATATATTCTTTAGTCCCATCAGTAAATTGTATGTACCACGAACCATAATCTGCATCATATTTACAATCTCCTTCATATAAACCTTTGTTAATATCATCTTCTTCGAATATTTGATCTTCAGGACTTCTAGCTTGATTCATATATTCTTGATAAAACTTACTAGGTGTACCTGAGTCTATATAAAATTGCTTTCTTTGGTCTAATTTTTTAAGTGACCATCTAGATTCCCATATTGGTTTTCCATCTTCTATAGCTTTATATGTAATAACTTTCCATGCAAAATCGTTATCAGATTTGACAGCTTCTCTATGAGACGTGACAATATTGTTAAGAAAGCTATCCCAATGAACAATAGTGCCATTGCACCATAAAAAACCACCTTTATCAAAATCAATAGCAGGGTACACAGCAGCAGTAACCCAATTCTTAATAGCCATTCTACCTTCAGCAGTTTTAGTATTCCCTTCAGATTCAAAATCATCTAATATAATTCCTGTGTAACGTGTTGATAATTCTTTTTTACCTCTAAGTCTTTGGCTTGTGCCTTTGGCTATCATACGACAACCATTTTTAGTGCTAAAATCAGTTTTAGTCCATTTAGCTCCTTGTAAATCTCCAAAGTAATAATGAATAGCAGGATTTATTTCAATATGATTTTGTACCCATCTAACATTATCAATAGCTTGGTCTTGAGCCTCACCAACCCAACATATAAATTCAGGTCTTTCTTTTGTAGCAAATAATATTTTATGTAATACAGATGTAGCAGCTAATGTAGACTTTGCATGGTCACGAGGTAAAACCATAGCTAATTGTTGATTTTTTCTATCAAGCATTTCTTTTCCCACTTGATGGTGAAAAGGAGGTGATGTGGATGCTAAGAAATCTTGAGGGGAAAATAGTTGCCCAAAAGTTATTAAGTCTTTATAGGCTAAATGGAGTATTTCTTCTTTTTTAGAAACATTTCCGTTAAGGTTTAGATTTGCCATTATTTTTTTAATTTGCCATATTGGTGCATTGACCTTAATACTCTAAGGCTATCTAATAAAGTTTCAGGTACATATTTTGCTTGAGGTGCTTCAACATCAATAGGAGGCAACATATTTACATTTTCATTGGTAGCTTTACTATTAGAGCCATATATATTGTTTAATAACTTATCTATACCTTTTATTTGATATTTATCTAAATATGGCATAAATCCGTCTTGAATTAATGTTCCTAAAAGACCTGTACCCATAGCTTTTAAAGATTTTTTAAATACTTTTTCATTTTCCATTAGAGCTCCAGATATAGAACCAAGTGAACCAAGTCCCATAAGGTCAAGCATTCTTTGTTGTATAAATTTATCAACCTTACCTTTTTTACCTTCTTTTAAACCTTTTTTATAATTTTTTAAAAGATTGCCAACATAAGATTTTGATTTATATAAAGCTTCTTCTGACTCTTTATTTAATTTTGGTTTCCAACTATATTTACTACTAGGTTTAGTTTCTTGCTTTTTGTATTTAGGGAAGTCTTTATATTTTCGTAAATCTTCATGATATTTTTGACCTGCCTTATATTGACCAAACCAATTTGTTTCTCCTTTAGGCTTATTAGCGACAGATAAGTCTGGATAATTTCCATCTTTATATACATAATTTTGAAGAAAGTCAAACCAAACATCTTCACCCTCTTCTTGATGTGCCCATTCAGAAGTACCTTCATGTTTATATAAATCTCCATAATCTTTTACAATACCTTTATGAGTCAATATATTATCAATAGCTTGTTGTTCTTCATGTTGTTTTTTTAAATCCTCAAGAGGAATATCTGATTCGATAGCATGAGATAACTCAGCCATTATATCATTAAAAAGACGTGGTGCACCAACTCCCATAGTATCAGGAGTTTCCCAATTAGCATCAAATAAATTTTCAGGAAATTCATAATAAACAGGATCAATAGCCTGTTCATACATTTTAACAAAAGGAAGTGGTCTTCCTTCTTTAGATTCTAACATATTTGCTATATTAGACATAAAATCTTTTTGCGAAGAGTCAGGAAGCATAGAAATAAGCCTATTCCATGAATCTCTTGCTGTTTTGTCTTCTTTATTTAAAACTGTAGGAGTATTTGATTTATCTAAAGTAATTGACATAAAGTAAACTATTTAGATTTGATTAAAAACCAAATAATTTTAACAATTCTCGTAGCATATCAGAAGCACTTCTTGGAGTATAAGGTTGCATAAATTCTTTTGCTTCTTGAGCAGACAATGTATCGCTAAAATTTGGATTATTTTTTATTGCTTCCATCAATCCTATATAATCAAAGTCTTTTTTTTCTTGAGTTGGTAATCCATGAACAAAAGTTCCAATATGCCCTTCTCTTCTATTGCCTTCATTATCACCTTTTGTTAAAAATCTATATAATATTTTTGCATGATCACCTTGGTCTAAATTTTTAATACTTTGCAATGTACTTCTATCTATTTGATTTTTATTCATCTATTTCCTTCCTGTAGGGTTCATCATATGTATTAACTCTATAATATTTTGAATATTAGCAGGTCTAGCAGCACCTTTATGTGCTGGTCGAATTATTTGTGGCTGGTTAACTCTTGTTGGTAAATTACCTTTTGGATTAACATTTTTTCCTCCAACTGTATAACCTATAGACGGATCAATAAAAGAAGTTCTAGCTGCATCATATTGTGTATAATCTTTTCCACTTAAAGCTTGATACATCATATCAGCAACCATACCACCAAGAGGATTACTACCCATACCCATTACTCTATGTCCCCCATCTTCTGATATATGGTCACCTGCCATACTTCCTCCAGGATTATATCCTCGTGCAGCAGTTAATAAACTATCTGATAAAGCTTCCCAATTCATATTTTTCATATCATTTAATGCTAATATACTATCTATAGCACTATGAGCATTATTATTATTACCATTTCCCACTATGATTCCCCTTTTCCTTCTATTCCTGCGAATAATTCTACTATGTTATCGTCATTATCAAACTCACTTCTACAATGTGGACAAATCCAACCTATAACAAAGTTCTTTTCATCTAATAATGCACATTTATTATCTAATTCTTCATTGAAATATAGCTCATTTTCACAAACAGGACAAGGTTCTTTTGATTTTTTCTTTCCTAATCCCTTTAAAACTTCACTAAGACTCTTTTGAACCAGATGCAAGGCTTTTGGTAGACCCATTCCCTATCGCTTTCATTTGTTCTTCGGTAAAACCAGCAAAAACAGTAAGTTCTTCCTTCTTTTTTTCTACTTCGAACAACCCTGCTATCTTTGCTAAGCTTTCTAAAGCTCTTAATCTATCGGTATCACGTTCAGCCAAGTCAGTAACTTGCTTAAATGTTTGAACTATATAGCTAGGAGTAACTCCTTCGCCATCTAATATTTTTTTAATCTCTTCAGAGACCATATTTCTTATCCTTTCACTCCTTAACAACTCATTAGCTCTTCTATTAGCATAATCTTTGTTTTTTGTCTTGTAAGCCTTTAGGTAAGATTGAATAGTATCTTCCCCTTTAGCAATGTATTTAGCAAATAAGAACTCCTTACTTGATGGTTTTTTCTTATTTAAGAACCTTTCATGGTTATCTTCTTTAGAAAAAGAATAAATATTGTCAGGGATTTCACTTGTCATATCTATATCTCTATCTACATTATAAGTTCCAGTAATACACCTAACAATTTCCATGTTACCATAGTTAGCTCTCTTCAATATTTGAACTACATGGTCATCATCAGTAAGCACCCAGTCGCCCTCCAACCCAACTCTCCAGCTTTCTAGCTTAGATTCAGGGTACTTTATCTCCCATTCTGTTAAATTGTAAATATAATGCCTTTTACCTTTTATATCTTTGAAATCCATAAATCAATATAACAATCCAAGTACTTAAAAAACAAGTAATATCAAAAATAATAGGTATTGACTTTTAATTTTATCTGTTGTATTTTGTATACTTAATACTAGGTATACCTAGGTATACTACTAGGTCTTATATTAACTCTATAAGAGTTATATATAAGTTTACAAAGAAAAACTATATAGCATTTTATACACATCAATTTTCAAAAAATTATAGTAGAATGAGTGTGGGTCTTTATTTTATCGACACCCCCCCCTTGCCGAGCCGAGTGCCTCCTCGCATTTAGTTGAAAAAATGGATTGAATTTAGTCATTATAATCAATTATTAAATTTTATACTATTTAGTATTAAAGGCAAAATTTAACAAATCTTAATTAAATTAATGTCATCATAGTATATATATAATATAATACTTGTATAATATATAAATATGTAATATATTTAGATGTTCTTTGAAAACAAAATAAACGGAGGTGAACCAATGAGTTTACAAAATGCACTTGGTATTAAATCAAGCCAATTAAAACAAAGTAAGATTAAACAATCTAAAAAAACTAATGATTGTAAAGAAACTTTAAATTGTAGGGAACAAATGAAAGAAGCTGAATTACTACATTCTAAAAAGATTCAAGTGTCTCACTTTGTCAAGGTTAAAGAAAACGGCGAAACAAGATACAAGTTGAAAACATCTATTGTACAAGGTAATGTAGCAAAGCACCCAACAAACAAAGATTTAAAAATTGTTGAAGTGTTGCACGTTTACAAAGAAACAATAGAAAGTGATTATGACAATATCAAGATCCTTGATTAAATAACCAAGTAAAACCAAAGCAATTAAGACCTATTAATTTATTTTAGTAGGTCTTTTTTGTATATACACACACTAAACACAACAAATACAGGAAAGGCTGTAATATTATGCATTTAATGGGAAAAGTAATACATCAAGACAATGACAGAGTTATTGAATTGGTAAAGAAAAGCAATGAAAGTAAAGAATACAGAATACATCAAATGAAAAGGAATTGTACTTACTGTAATAAAAGAGTACATAAAGATTCTGGTGGTCTTTTGATGAGTATAAAAGTAAACAAATTAAAACTGCCAAAGTTCTTTTGTGCCAAGCATTATGTAGAAACAAAGGAATTATTGAGCAGGTTAAAATAGTAGTAGGAGAACAACAGGATAATCGTGGGGGATTAATTTCCCCCTACCTGTTTTTGAATAAATAAATAAATAAAACAACAACAACGGAAAGGTAAACTGTATGAAAGAAGTAATGATAACTGAAGATGAATTTAATGATAATGTTGTTCTGTCATCAATGATTGACTTTATAAAAGAAAACTCTGATACGATGCCATTTGATGAAGTAAACAGAGTATTAAAATTAAAAGTAAATGAAAGTTGTAGCATTTCTACACATTGTGGATTTGTTACTGTAACAAGAATAAAATAGGAGAAATACAATGCCAACAATAACAGGTAGAAACATTGATAGGTTTAGGCTGTTAGTATTAAAGCATGGTCTAAAGATGGAAATGTTAGGTATGAAGAAAAGACGACCAAGTTGTTATTCTGTAATAAAAGAAGAGTTTAATCTAAAAGGTAATAAACAGAAAGTATATGATATGTTCTGTGAATTAATAAAAAAGGAGATGAAATGAAGCTGCCATATAAAGATATGATGATTGGCGAAGAGCCAGAAATCATACAAAATCCATATTCTGGAGCAAAAATAGAGTTAAATCCAACTGAAGTGGCTGTATATGATACAATCAAGGGTTTAGAAATGTTTGGTAAATATAAACAAATGCAGAAAGGTATAACTTGGTTTATTAAGAATAATATCAAGGCTTATATGACTCTGTTAGATTAAAAGAAAGTAGGTAATAAATGGAAAGTGTCAGAGGTTTTAAAGACATATCTATATTTGGCAAGGAATTGCCAGATGTAAAATATGGGACTGTTAAGTGGGACATAGATATTGAAAACAGAGATATATCTGTTCATATGCATGCAACAGTAACAAAAGTAACAGTATTATTTGAAGATGGTCATGAACTACATATAAATGATGATTCTATTATTATAATAGAACATAGAGGAACAACAGAAGATATGTTTATTTATGGACTGTACGTAGAAGATATAATAATTGATTTTGATGATGATAATGTTACAGAAGTTAAAGTCATATTTGGAAGGGACAATAGTTAATGATAACAGAAATATTAGTATTAATAGTATTTATTGTATATGCAGTTGATTTTTATAAAGAATACAACAAAGACTAATAATAAAGATAGGCTTGGTAGCCAATACCAGATATAGAGGTGTAAAAACCAGAAGTTGCTGTGTTGTATGGGTTCGATTCCTGTACTATCTTCTAATAAATAGAGGTAACAGATGATAGAAATAAATAAAATAGAAAAAGCTATTAAACAGCTTGAAGATAAAATAGATAAACAAGGCATTATTAAGAATGAAAGAGATTTAAATCATCTTGATAATCTGCAACAAATATATATATCAGAAATAATGAAAGAAAACAGAAGGAGTAACAAATGATAAAATATAGTGTTATGTCAGGTAAACTCAAAGGAATACCTGCATTAAATACATCTCCATTAAATAATGAGTTCTGCAAAGCTATGAGTAAAAAGAAAGATAGCATTTGTGGGAGTTGTTACAGTATAAATATGCTGAAGACATTTAGAAAGATGTGTGATGCACCATTTCAGAGATATGGAGAGTTTTTAAGTAAAAAAGTACATCCATCAGAATATCTGCCAAAGCCACCAAACGCTTTGTATGTTAGGTTTTCTGCACATGGAGAGTTGATTAACTTAAATCATGTAATTAACTTATTTAAAATATGTGGTCTGTCTCCAAATACTACATTTACTCTCTGGACTAAACGCAGGGGATTAGTATGGAAGGCAATTAAACAGATTGGTAAGCCATCTAACTTAATACTTGTGTATTCTGCTATGGGATTAGATGTAGAAACTACTGTGCCTAAATATTTTGATAAGGTATTTATAGTACAGACTAAAAAGAATGATAAAACTAATTGTTTTGGTAACTGTATAGATTGTTTGAAATGTTATACTAAAACAGATACAACAACACATATCTATGAGGAGATAAAATGATACACTACGTATGTAATGAATGTGCATGTACAGACGTGCATTATGACATAAACCAAAAAGAAATATACTGCGATGATTGTATGGATAAAACAACAGTCAAACGTGTTTATTATGATGAAGAGACAGGTATAACAACACAGGTACTTGTAACATCTATAACAGTTACTACACCTATACATGATAGTAACAAAAGTTTTTTATAATAACAACAAAAAAAAGGAGAACAGGATGAGAACAATAAGAAGTATGAGAATACTCCCTGCAACAGAAACAAACGTAATAACAATAGAAAAAAATATACCTATTCCAGATAGAAATCATCACAATGCTGTAAGTAAATATAGCTTTGTGCATAATATGGAAGTAGGTGACAGTTTTAAAATAAATGGTAATACACCAGATTTTAATCCTAAACGTGTAAGACAATATATGTACAACTTAAATGCTAAAAAATCATTAGCTATGAGATTTACTGTACATACTATTGATGGAACTGGTAAAAAACCTAAAGCAATTAGAGTATGGAGGATTAAATAGTGAATAAAAAAAGAGTCAAGAGAACAAGGTCAAATGATATAAGGCTTTCTGCTAAAGAGTATGAAAGAAGTGGAGCTGTAAAACATTGGAGTCCAAATGGTCATACTACCTTTTGGGGAAACAATATTTATAATAATGAACATGAAAGTAAATGCTCTACAAAACATACAGTTTGCCTTGGATATGAAAAAATAGGAGAAAATCTCGGAGAAATTGCAGGATTTATAAACTTAGATGTTGGATATAAAGAATTTAGTTTAGAAATATCAACTGCTCATACTACCATTCTAGAACTTGAAGCTTTAGATATGTCTATATTAAGAAGCTTGAGAGATTTTTTAAACTATTCTGTTAAAGAGTATTCACATGATATTTATAGAAAAAGGAGAATAAAATGAAAAGACCAGTAACAAAAGATGAGTTTTTAAGCTATGAAACTGTAAGAAGATCAGGTTATTATAATATGTACGATCCAATGGCAATAGAATTGTCAGGCTTAGATGGTAAGACATATTTAGCTATAATGGATAATTACAGTGAATTAAAAGATAAATACATGGAGGATAACAATAATGGAACAAACTAAATATTATACAATAGAGTATGTACATGATGAAGGTGGAGTATCAATAGTAGTTAGACCAAATGGAGCTGTTAGATCAGATTATTTTGCCAAAACAGTTGCTTATGTTGATTTTAACATAGATAGCATACATTGGCAAGACAACATAATGAAACTTGAACTAGCTCAAGAAATCTGTAACAATTTACACTTACTACATCAAGAACACTTGCAATATCTTGACCATTTAAACAGAGACTTTGATGATAATGGCGAAATGAAAAGTACAGAAGAATGAAGTGGTATACATATAACAAAAGAGGAGGTATAAAATGAGTAAATTACACTTTACTAACGATTGCGACCCTGATTTAACTATCTGCGAGTTACAGCATGAAAATGATAAGCTAATGATGGTAGTGTTGCTACAGAAAAAACAAATAGAAGATGCAGAAAAAGTTATCTCTGAAATACATAAAGATAGTAATCCTGCATATTTAGTAGAGAAAAAAGAAAAATACTTAAAGGAGCAAAAAATACTTAAAGGAGAATATAATGAGTGATAACCAAAGATGTACAGGTTGTAAAGAAGATAGTGGATATGATATTAGACCTATTGCATATCATGATTGGGCAAGGAGCGATATTTATGGAATATATACAGGAATATATTGTGATAAGTGTTATAATGACCCATTTATCTATACTTATAGAAAAGATAACTATCATGACCCAGCTTATGCTGGAGAAAGGTTAGACCCTGATGAGTAATCCAAAAAAGCAAGATGTCGAAAAAGCAGTTGATTATTTCTTTCATGAAGGATTTATTGAAGAATTAACAACAGATAAAAAGCATTATGTCAAAATACTATTAAATGCAGTTGCATGGGATAGATTACATGCAGATTTAGATTGGGGAGATTATGAGTGATTCAATGTATGACTTTATTTATTTATTAACAATAACAGTAGATATACTATTTAAGATTTCAATAGTCTTATTAGGATTTATCTACACATTCTGGAAGGATTAATATGTTACAAATAAAACAGATACAAGAGCTAAAAAGAGAAATAACAGAGCATGTTGCTAATTTAAAACAGCTAAAAGGAATGCTAATAATAAAAGAAGCAGAACTAGAAGCTAAAGATATGCTTGTTATAGACTTATTATGGCTCTTAATTGACAATGGTATAGACCCAATCAAAGAAGGATATGCAGACCTTGTTAAAAGGCTTGGAATAGATTATGATAGTAAAAAATGATTTAATTTAATAGTAATAATAGTTGTATATATATGTATTATTTTGTAATTTATATGGCTATAATTTACACAAAAAACAAGGGTATATGTACCCTATTAACAAAAAGGAAAAGGATGTTTAATTTTATGAAAAAAAATAAAAGTGAGAATAAGTTTAAGACGTTTCAAGTGAGGCAGATACCTGCTCCATTATGGGCAAAGTTCAAATCTTCCTGTATGAAAGATGATGTAACTCTAAATGATTGTATTATTGACCTAGTAACAGAATTTGTTAAAGGAAATATAAAGTATAATGATTAAAATACAGACTCTGTATGATAATTATATTAAAGTAAAAAACGATAAAAATAGAGAAGATAGATACGAAGGTAAGGAAGAGTATTACCATGCTTCTTCTGCTTTTTCTTGTAGAAGAAAGTTATATTTTCAATCTGTACTAGTTGCAGAGCCTACTAATTTACCTAATGATACCTCGTCGAGAAAGATGAGATTAGGTACAATTTTTCATGATGAAATGGAAAAATGCTTTGATTATTATAATAATGGTGGTATTTTGTATACTAAAGGTAATATAAGTAGTAATACTAAAGGTATACCTAGTGCTAGTTTCTCTGTATACCAAGAAAAGGAAATCATAATTGATTTTGTGAATGTTAGAGGTTTCTATGACTTGGTATTAAAAATGGAAACAGGTGAAGTATATTTATACGATTATAAAACGATGGCTAGTTTTCCTTGGAAATTAAAGTTTGGAAATAAGCCAATAATGAGTTATAATAAGCCTGCTAAAAATAGCTTAAAGTATGAATTTCAAATTGGTACTTATGGCTATGCAGTAAAAAAAGAGTTCGGTAGGTTAGATGGTATGTTTTTAGTCTACTATAACAAAGATACATCCGTAATGAGACAAATTCCTGTGGATTTAAGTTACACAGAAAAAGCTATACAATTTTGGAAAGAAGTTAATAGTGAACATAAATTAGGAATGCCTAAATTTGAGAAGGGACTCTCCCCTGTAGAATCTTGGGAATGTTCATATTGTAATTGGCAAGACTTATGTCAAAATACGGATTAAAATAGCTTTATTTCGCACAAAATAGTGGTTATATCGCTTTAAAATGAAAAAATAGTACATTTGTACTAGAAAGCTAAAAAAGGAAAAAAATGGCTAATAAAAAGAAAGAAGAAAATATAGTTCCTGTAAAAAATGGAGCTATGCCTATAGTTGCTTCTAGTGAAATAGAAGATGCTATAAGGGATAAACATAAAGAAATTTCTTTTACAGATACACCAAAGTATTATGTAAAGGAAAAGCAAGGCTTTGACTATGTCGATGAAGGATATATGAGGCATGTACTTAATCAATTTTACCCAGCTTGGAATTGGGAAATTATAAAGTATGAGCTTTTAGGTTCTGAATGGATAGCAGTTCAAGGAAGGCTAACAATTCACGATAATGGCATTAATAGAAAGTATGACTCTATTTCATCTCATAGGATACAGAAGAAAAGAGGTTCAGATGAATTTGTAGATATTGGAAACGATATGAAAGCTGCAAACTCAGATGCTTTTAAAGTGGCTGTTAATAGATTATGTAATGTATCGGATGATGTATATCGTAAACGTATAGAATCTGCTGAGTTAAGTGAAAAGCAAGTAAAGTTTATAAAAGACTTAGCTATACAACTTGATCTAGTAGATAAGATTGATAAATCTATATCTGAAGGTAAAATACATAAGTTTAATGCATCTCATACAATTACACAATTAAAAGAGATGGTAAAAAGAGATAATAAAGGAGAATAAAATGGCAGATGTATCAGGAATTAATTTAGATGGTGGATATGTACCTGTAAGCGAAACTAGGAAGAAAAATCCTGTAGCTAAAGGTTGGTATCCATGCCATGTGGTTGATTGTCAAGTCAAAACAGTTAAAGTAAAGGGAAAGTATAAAGCTAAAATATACAATCCAATATTACAAGTAGCTGATGATGTTAAAGGATTAAAATTCACTATTAACGATATACAAGGAAATGATATGGAAGTTACTGGTGAAGATTATGTAGGATATAAATTCCGTAGTATGGGAGTATTCTATTTTCTTAATCCACAAGTTGGTGATGACTTTGAAGTATATCCAAAAGGTAATGTTGGTTATATGTATTTCTGTGAGGCTTTAGGAGAGGAATTACCTAAAACCAAAATGGAAGTAGATGGAAAAGAAACAGAAGTATTTAAGTTGCCTGAGTTATCAAAAGATGATATGCTAGGAAAACCTATAATGGCTTTTGTAGATAAATCAAAACCTTGGGTAGGTCGTGATGGTCTTAACAGAACTTCTATGGAAGCTAAGGCTTTCAAGGTATGGGAAAATGCTAAAACTAAAACAGTTTTAGAAGACTTACCATTTTAAAATAAAAATAGAGAGGAGTACGTTTCATGAATCGCACACTAAAATGTATAGCAAAGAACAAGATAAATTCTTATCGTTCCACACAACTGCTCCTCTCGCTGCCTATTACTGGCTGGAAGTTGCAGGATAAAAACTCCAATATATATCCTATACCAACCCATAGGGTATTTATTTTAAATAGCGAAAGCAGGGTGATAGATATTATTCGTCAGAATAAGTTATTCGTCAAACTACTAGATATAGGAGGGCAAAGAGCTTTTAATGCTAGTCCCTCCTCCCTGCTAAATGGTAAAGGCTCTAAACAAAGAGTAAGATGGTCAAAAAAGTTTGAAAAGAATTATAAAGAAATATTTAAAAAGAAGGACAGTATTAAAAATGGAATTTAATGAGTCATTACAAGAAGGCAAGATAACTGAAAAATATGTACTTAAAGGTATAAAAAAGAAATATCCTAAAGCTTACATGGTGAAGGGATATTGTAAAGAACATGATATAGTTATACCTGAACTTGCACAAACTGTTGAAGTTAAGCAAGATCAAAAATCTAACTATACAGGTAATTATGTTATAGAAGTATTTATGTTTGGAAAGCCATCAGGATTATTGTCAAGCACTGCTACTTATTGGGTATTTTCAGATGGAGAAAAATTAACTTGGACTACAAGAGATATTATAAAGGATAAGATTTTATTAGAAGGATATAAATTAGTTACTTTTACAGGTAAGGGAGACACAGAGCCTAAAAAAGCATATTTAGTTCCTAAAGAAGCAATAGAAAGCACAGCATTAAGAGTTATAAAGTTAGATGATAAAATATCTAGGTAGATATAACCATAAATGTGATATGTGCAATAAGACAAATATTACTCATAATTATGAATATGAGTTGCTATTAAAACAACTTTATCCTGAGGGATATAATACAAAATTATGTATTTGTCAGAAATGTGCCAAAAGAGAAATAGGTAAAAAAAGGTGGGAATTAAATGGCTTGTGATAAATGTATATATTATGAGGAGGATATATATACTATAGCAGGTCATTGCACCTACTTTAAAACTATTGGTAAGGAAAAAAAAGAAATACCACTAGATATATCTAGTAAAGGATGTAAGTTTTATAAATCAAAAAATCATCCATTGTTTGATTATGCAATGGAAGTGTTTAATGGAATAGAAATAAAATAAAAAGGAGAAAGTAAAATGGAAGAAGTAAACAAAGTAATGACTTTAAAAGAGCTGATGGAAGAAAAATCACCTTATGATGATATAACTTATCATGTAGATAAAAAGTTTATTACTGTAAAACGTAAAGGTAAAGACTTTTATCATATAGAAAAAAATAGACTATCAACAGAAAAAGAAAGATTAGAATGGGTGGCACATGTATCTGGAAAAGATTGGTGTTATAATCATGATTTTTATAAAACAATGCTTAAAGCTATTGATGTTATGGGTTTAAAATGATACTTAATGGTGATGTAAATAATATGTTAGATGATATAGAATCTTATACTGTCCAAACATGTATAACTTCTCCACCTTATTGGAATCTTAGAGATTATAATAATGATAAGCAATTAGGTATGGAAGATACTCCAGAAGAATTTGCTGATAGTCTTGTAAAAGTTTTTAGTAAATTAAAAAGAGTACTTAAAAAAGATGGAACTTTTTGGCTAAATTTAGGGGACACTTATTTTGGTGCAAAAGGTGGTCATTGGGATGGTAGTAATTCTGTTACTAATAATGAAACTGGTTCTAACTATCGCATACATAAGAAAGCACCTCCAAAACATAAGTATTTAAAGACAAAAGATTTAGTTGGCATACCATGGATGGTAGCAGTTAGGATGCAACAAGATGGGTGGTATCTCCGTAATGATATTATTTGGAATAAACCGAATCCTATGCCTGAGGCAGTCAAGGATAGGTGTGTTAAATCACATGAACATATGTTCTTGTTTGCTCATCCTGAGAGTAAAGGAAAATACTACTTTAATCACGAAGCTATACAAGAGCCATCTGTAGATAGTGAGAATGAAAAGAAAAATAAAAGTGATGTATGGACTATAAATACTTCTAGTTTTAAAGGTGCACATTTTGCAGTATTTCCAAGAAAGTTAATTGCTCCTTGTATACTAGCATCAACTAAAGAAAATGATATTGTATTAGATACTTTTGCAGGTAGTGGAACTACTTGTAAATTAGCACAAGAGTTGGGAAGAAAATGGATTGGTATAGAATTGAATCCTGATTATGCAAAAATAATAAAAGAACAAACACAACAGCAGAGCTTGTTTTAGGAGGAAAATGAAAAAGAAAAAAATGACAACTCATGAACGAAGAGTTAGAGATATAGAAAAGTTAAATGGAAAGTACAATGGTTGGTGGATTTACAAGTATTGTATGGGAATTTTTAATGAAAATGCAATGGCAAGTAGAAAGAAAGGAAGGTAGTATGAATCTTGTAGAAGCAATACACGAGATGTTTGGTAGTCTTAGAAAAGGTTTAAAAGCAGCTTATAGTAAACCTAAACCTAAGAAAAAAGCAAAAAGAAAAACTAAAAAGAAGAAAGCGAGGTAAAATATGTCTAAAATAGTGGCATCTCCTTCTGCTAAAGAGGCAGAGGGAGCTATTCTGGGTATAGTGTTGTTAGATTGCGACTCATATCATCAAGCAAGAGAATATATAACTAATGATAATGTATTTTATGATGATAGAAATAAAATGTTGTGGAATAAAATCCAGCATATGATTTCTAATAATGAGCATGTAGATCAAGTAACATTATGTTCAGATTTAACTGAAAATGATAGAAGTAATGGATTAGATGAGTTTTATATAACAGGTCTAACTACAGATGCAGGTACAAGAGAAAACTTACCATCGTATGGAAAAGTTATATATAAAAAGTACCTAATGAGAAGACTAATAGAAGAAACTCATAAGATTCAAAACAAAGCCTATCTTTCAAATGGTAATGCATATGAAGTATTGAACAATACTCACACTACTATAAGTGCTTTGATGGATTTACAACCTCAAAAGCATTTTGATATAGGTAGTGCTATGGCAGAAACTATAGAGAATATTAAGAACAGCGATAGAAATTTAATTCCTATTGGTTATCCATCTTTAGATAAAATGTCAGGTGGATTAACTAGAGGTGAAATAACTATTATAGGTGGTAGACCAGGACATGGTAAATCTACACTATCCCTTAATATGCTTAAAAATATGATAGATAAAGGCTATAAATGTGTTATGTTTAATAGAGAAATGAGTAACACAGAAATGTTAAAAAAATTAGTAGTATTAGAGTCTGGACTTTTGTCTTATTCAATGGTTAGAAGTGGTGCTTTAGGCAATGAATCTACCATTAAAGAGATGAATAGAACTGTTGAGCTTATAAAAGAGAAGTATAATAAAAATAAGTTTCTTATGTTTGATAATATAAGAGATTTCAATCAAGCTGCAACAGAAGTGAAGAGGTTCAATCCTGATGTAATCTTTGATGATTATATCCAATTGATTGTTCCTGATAATAAAATAAACGAAAGAAGGTTGCAACTTGAGAAAATAATACATGAATACAAATGGTTAGCAAAGAATGTAAATGCTGCAGTTGTACTTGTATCTCAATTAAATAGAAGTTTAGAGACTCGTGGCAATCCTGTTCCTAGATTGTCGGATTTAGCAGAATCAGGAGCTATTGAGCAAGCAGCCGAAAATGTCTTCTTTACTTATTACGACTATAAGATATTTAAAAACAAATCTTTAGAACGTGGCTATGGTAAAGAAATAATCGAAATCATCGCAGGCAAAGTTAGGTATGGTGAAACTGGCTCTGCTAAGATGGATTTCAAAGGAGATGGAGCAAAGATAAGTGAAAGATTCATATAAACTAATAATAGGTATAGACCCAGGAAAAGGTGGTGGAGTAGCTATTCTAGAACAAAAAGACAATAGTTATATGTCTATGAAGTTTCCAAAAGAATTAGAAGACTTGTCTGCTATGTTAGAAACATTTATACAAAGGTACAATACTAAAGACATTTTTGTCATGATAGAGCATGTACACTCGTTTCCAACAGATAGTAGACCTGCAGCTTTTTCATTTGGAAGGAACTTAGGGCATTGGGAAGGAATATTGTCTACATATGAACTAGAATGGAGCACTGTAGCACCTAGGACTTGGCAAGAACATTATGATATACCTGTAATAAAAAACAAACATGAAAGAAAGAATTGGCTAAAAGATATAGCTAAATCTTTATTCCCTAATGTAAAAGTAACATTGCATGTTAGTGATGCATTGCTAATAGCAAATTATGCTAAAGAACTGCAATATTACAAAGAAAGCAAAAATAAGAAAGGTAAGAAGAATGGGTAGAGCTATAGAGGTAGATAAAGCTATTGATGATTTAAAAAGAAGAATGGATAATTTAGAACAGATATTAAGTGATCTTAACAAACCTAAACCTAAAGCTAAAGAAAAAAAGTCTAAATAGTAATTAAAAAGTAATTAGGGGATTTATCCCCTTTTTACTTGAATTTTACTTTATATGGCAATACATTACTTCTTTTATAGTTTTTACCAATTTGAGTGTTTAACTGTCTTACTTTAAAATAATACTCTTTTTCTAATCTTTCTAGCATCTTTTTATTTTTAGGTTTAAGCCATAATAAAAACTCATCCCTTAAAGACACTTCCCTTACTCCAACTTCTTTACTAAGATTATTTGGATTTAATTTTGTTATTATTCCTGATAAAATAGAAGTAGCTTTTTTATGTGCATTTTCAGCTTGTGCTCTAGAAGGATTATCTACTTGAGCATCTTTAAGTAAATCAGTAACTATATAGTTATATGCTGAAAAATATGATCTATACATGTCTTTCCCACCCTTAGAAAAGTCAGCTCTAAACTTTGTATAATATGGAAGCCTATCATATCCATACTTTTCAGTTCTTGGAACTACTTGATTTTTTTCTTCCATAAAAACTCTTTTTAATGTATTTATTCTTCTTACATCTCTAGTATATGGATGTTGACTATTTTCTATAAACTTAGTAGCTTGACCTAAAACTACTAAATATTCTTTACTAAAATCAGTTGCAGCCATATTAAATGTTTTGTCGCCATGATACCATTTTAAAAAATGTTTACCTGCATTTTGAGCATGCCTAACTATTACAGGAGTTTGCAATGGAATCATATTGGGACTGTAACCACTATACAAATTAATAGTTTCGGTGAATAATCCTAATGTTTCAGCTTTCCATAAATTCATCATAACATTATTTAAAACTTTACTATCATCTTGTGTTTTTGGTGGTTCTATTCCAAGTAACTTGTCGTACATATAATATAAAGATGCACCACTAAGATAAGAAGCAGCTCCATATCTCATTAAAGGCATAAAGTTTCCATGTTTTTTAATAGGTTTTAAATAATGCCTATAACTATTCCAAGTAGCAGCATATGCCATTCTTTGGAATAATGTAAAAGGTTTAGCTATCTCAGAACTTGCCCATAATGGCATTTCACCTACAGATGTTCCACCTTGCAATTTTCTATGTGCCATTTGGTCTAATTTAGTATGTATATCTAAATACATATTTTTAGCCATTTTATTAGCATTAACAGGTTCGTAGTTAATTAAAAAATCTATTTGAGTATCATTAATACCAGATTCTTTAAGTTTGCTTCTTGCAATTTTTTTACTTCTTTCAGAAAAAATGCCTTTTCTATCATTTCTTAATTGATTAATCAATCCTTCATTGTACATTTTTTTAGCATATATAGATGCTATTCTTGCCCAATTTTCAGTTTTACTCATTAAGTTAAACTTAAATAGTTTTTCTTGCCATGAATTTAATTGCATGTATTTTGTACTTTCACTTATAGCACCTATTTCTCTAGCATATAAATCAGCTTCCTTGTTAAATATTTGCCTTAAACCATGAACAGTAGATCGTAAATTAGTATTTCCATATATTTGGTTAACAGCTAAATGTATGTTTTTAATACCTGACATAGGAGATGACAAACCTGCGACAGCAGACCATCTACCAAATCTTTGCAATGTTCCAACAATACTAGAATCTAATCTTCTATCTGTTATTCCTATAGTCCTATGTATAGCAGTTTCCATGTACTTCCCAAGCAAATTGCTATCTTTTAACCCTAACATTATAGAAGACTTTGCTCTAGGGACAGTATGAGAACCACCTACATCTGTCCATTCAACAAAATGCCTTATACTTGGCAAGTATTGAGACATCTTTCTTATATACCTGTCTCCTGTTTCTGTAAAAGAAGTTTCATATGATTTAACTTTTTTACCAGTTACTGGATCAACTATATATTCTCCTAAATATACATTACGTTTTAATAAATGAGGATTATTTACTTTAGAATATGAATATATAATGCTATTATATGCATTTTCATAAAATTCTTCTGCAAAATTATCTTTATTCTTTGATATTATTTCATTAGCTTTTTTTGCTATATCTGCTTTTGAAAGGTTTTGATTTTTACTTTCTTTTATTGCTTTATTTATAGCACCTTCTAATAAACTATCTTCATAATATTTACTTTTCTTTAAAGCTTCTTTATTGTCCGTCAATATCTTAAATGCTTTATCTGTAACTTTTCTTGTAAAGTAATTTTCTACAAAGCTTTTATTTAATCTTTCTTTTAAAGCAGCCATTTCAGCTTTATTGTTCCATTTAGATGCTTCTTTTTCAATAGAAGTCCAATAATCTTTCATTAAATCTTGGAATATTTTTACACCTTTAGATTGAACACTATCTTTGTCTTTTAATGATTCTATAAATGCTTTATCCTTAGAAGATAATTTTTCAGAATGGTTTTTTAATATATCTTTTAATCTTTGTTTATCCATCATCCAATATCTATTTAAATCATCTATATACTCTTTATTACTTCTATACATACTTCTAACTACTTGCATACGTCTGTCACCCATACCTAAGTATAGTGATTCTAATAAGCTATGTTTTTCAATCTTATCTGCTATTATATTTCCAGGGTTACCACCATATTTCCTTAATAGATGAGTAGTAGGTATCCAAGCTTTTTTCAATATAGATAAAGATGCAAATGCTTTTTGAGTGTTTGATTCTATATTTAAAAGCTCTTGAGTATTAATTTTTTGTGGAGCATCTTTTCTACTTTCTTTTATAATAGCAAAATAATCTTGCAAAGCTTCTCTAGATGCATTTTCAAACTTACCTTCTTTAACTCCCAAAGCTTCTAAAGTATCTCTAAATAATTTAGGAGAAACATTTTTCTTTTCATTAAGAGTTACAATATTAGTCATTAACTTTAAAATGTCAGTACTTCTATATCTTAATTTCTTATTGTTAGGTGTGATCTTTTTAATAGTATCAAAGATATCTTGCAATACTTTTTCATCTGTAATTTTTCCTAAATTAAGCTTACCTTCAGGCAAAGTTATACCCAAGCTTTCTGCAACTATTTTTACGTTGTTTAGAGGCATTTTAAGAGCTTCTAATGATGTTTTAATGTCCTTTCTAAGGTTTATCTTATTTCTTTTCGCAGATTCAGTCTGTTTAAACTCTATCCCTTTAAGTTTTGTTCCTTTAGTAGAAAATCCTTTAAATACTTGTTCACCATATATTCTAGCTATATCTTCTTTATTACCAAGTCCTAAGAAATTCTTAATTTTAGAAAATATAAGTTCTCCATGTTGTTTAAGTCTATTAACTAATCCTTTTTGAGTTTGTCTTTTAGTAGCAACATCAGCCATTCTATCTAGAAAATATTCTTCTCTAGCTTTAGCTTCTGTTTTATACTTTTTCATGTAATATTCATTCCATCTCTTGGTATCATTTTTCTTTGCCCAATTAGCAAATGACTTTTCAGCTCTTTCTATTAACTTGATAGATTTAGTATCACCTATTTCAATTAAGAATTTTTTAAGTCTATGACCATTTTCATGAAAGAATGTATGTATAGTTGAATTACCTTTTATAAGTTCTATAGCACCATTAACAAAACGACCTGCATATTTTTTATTGCCTGTATTTTTACCTATATAATCAAATATAATCTTGCCAAGTCCAGGATTCTTAGATTGCATTTCATTTAAAAAGGTTTGTGTTATTGCTTCGCCTTTTCCAGCTTCAAACTGTTTATAATCTAGTCCATATTTCTCTTTTTCTTTTTGTATCTCTAGTCGTTCTTTTAAATACTTTTTACTTGGAACTATTTCATTAAGCCTAGGACTAGTTTCTAACATATAATTAAATAGAGCTTCAGCTGTTTGTTTTGATACAGTTACTTCCCCTACTTTAATATTGCCTTTTATTTTCTTTAAACCATCTGCTATTTGTTTTGGACTATATGTTGTCTTATCTTTTAATGTACTAGGATTTTTACTATTTACATCTCTTATAAAGGCTTTAAGAACTTTATTAGCCAACTCTTTTTGTGAAGCTTCTCCTATATAAGCTTTTTGAAGCTTTCTCATCCTTGATTCACCTATATCTGCTGTCTTCTCTCCTAATACCCATCTTAATATAGCTGTGGATTCATTTTGACCAAATTTTTCACGAGCATATGTTGATAAGCTCTTTCTAAATAATCTAGCTTTATCTTTTTGCTTTAAATTTCCAAATACTTTATTAGTTAATTGATTTAAGACTGCATTACTTAATACATTTCCTTTAGTATCTGTAAATAAATATTCTCCCTTTACTACCTTTTTTAAACCTCTTAATAGTCCTCTAGTTTTTTCAGTAACAAATTTAGTAATATAATCTGCCTGCTTCCCTAATTGATATCGTATTTTATTCCTTTGAGATGTATCAAAAAATTCATTACTTGTTCGTACTCCTTCTCTAGGTTTACCTTTATATTTACCTATATTAGCAAATGCTGATATATCACCTTCTCCCATAGTAAATTTATTTTTATCAAGTATTTTTCTATCTTTAAGAATTTTAACTAAATCTTGCATAGAAGTAACATGAGTAGCATTATCAGCTAACCATAATTGGACATCTTCATCTACCATATCTTTAAAGCTTTTACCTTTTTTAGCTAAATGCTTTGCAAAAGAGTCCATTTGCTTTATACGATCCCTAGTACCTTCTACTAACCTACCTACACTTACAGTCTTTCCAAACTTAACTATATAATTATTTTGAAGTATACTTCTTACAATATTTTTACTTTCTTCATATAATGCCAAAGGCTTAGAGTCTTTTTTAAATCCACCTTTACTTACAGAAAGTTTTTCATCTAATTTTGCAGCTAATAATATTCTATCTTTAATGTCACTAGCTAATCTCTTACTTTTAAATACAACATTTTTTATAGTATCTCTAAATTTACTAGTAGATAAAGGCTCAGTCCCTTCAGCTTTAGGTACATCAGTCTTTTTATCTT